AAAAGCGCGCTCTTGCACTTGCCGACAACAAGATCGCCGCAAACGCTGGCTGGGACCGCAGTCTGCTTGCGGCCGAGCTCGGCGAACTGGCTTCCCTCCTTCCCGAATTCAACCTCGACCTCGACATTACCGGCTTCGAACCCGCCGAAATCGATGCTCTGATGGTCGATTTTGTTGATGCAGACAAACATCCGGCCGATGAGCCCTACCCGATTGCGGATCAGGCGGTAAGCCGGAGCGGTGATTGCTGGCAGTTGGGCGATCACCGACTCCTGCGCGGCGACGCCTGCAATCGAGCCGACTGGGCCAGCTTGATGGGCCGCGGTCGGGCTGCGATGGTGTTCGCCGATCCGCCCTATAACGTGCGGATTACCGCATGGCTCAACCATGGCAAGATCAAGCACCGCGAGTTTGCGCGCGCCTCGGGGGAGATGTCGGCTTCCGAATTCGGCGATTTTCTCAGGTCGTGGATGCGGCTGGCAGCAAAGTTTTCCGAGGACGGCTCGATCCACTTCATATGCATGGATTGGCGTCACCTCGGCGAGATGCTCGGCGCCGGCGAAGAGGTTTTTGGTCCCCTTCAAAACCTCGTTGTCTGGAATAAGACCAATGCCGGCCAGGGCAGCTTTTACCGCTCCCAGCACGAATTGATATTCGTCTACAGGAACGGCGACGCGCCGCACCTCAATAATATTGAGCTCGGTCGGCACGGCAGAAACCGGTCGAATGTCTGGACCTATGCCGGCGTCAATTCCTTCCGGAAAGGCCGCCTCGACGAACTTTCGATCCATCCAACAGTGAAGCCGATCGCCCTGGTTGCAGATGCGATCAAGGATTGCTCGCGACGTGGCGACATCGTGCTCGATCCGTTCATGGGCTCCGGGACCACCATTCTTGCAGCGGAAAAGGTCGGCCGGCGCGCCTATGGCATCGAGATCGACCCCCTCTACGTCGACGCCGCGGTGCGGCGCTGGCAAGACTTTACCAAGCGTGACGCAATCCTGACGTCGACCGGCCAGACCTTTAACGAGGTCGCCGCCCGTCGCTTCTCCCAAACATCGAGAAGGAGGAGGTGATGGCCCGCAAACCGCCACGGGCGCGCGGGGCACGCACGCCGGGAAGACGAACCGACGTCGGTTACGGCCGTCCGCCTGTCGAGCGCCAGTTTAAGCCCGGGCAATCCGGCAACAAGCGCGGCCGACCCAAGGGGTCGAAAAGCGAGGCGACCATAATCAACGGGATTCTAAGCCGCAAAATCAAGATCACTCAAAACGGCAAAACGCGACAAATCAGCCTCCTCGAAGGCATTCATCTGAAATTCGCCGAAGACGCCCTTAGGGGCAATCCAAAATCGGCGGCCTTCCTGCTGGCTCGCAAGCAGTTCACCGAGTCGTTCGAACAACCCGCAACGGCCACCCTCGATATGGACGACCAGACAGTCTTTGAATCTTTCGTCAAAGAACTGGAAGAGAAATTTAAGAGAAAAGGAGACGACACATGAATAGCCAAGAAGTTGCCCTCTTCGACGAACTGCTCCGTCGTGATTTCGTGAAGTTTCTGCATAGAAGCTTTCTTTGGCTCAACCCAGGCGCAACCTTCCTTCCCAATTGGCACATCCGCGCCATCGCCTATCAGCTCGAGCGCGTTCGACGCGGAGAAATCACCCGGCTGATCATCAACCTTCCACCGCGGTACCTGAAATCGATAACGGTGTCGGTCGCATTTTCCGCGTTCTTGCTTGGGCTCGACCCTCGGCGCAAGATCATCTCGATCAGCTATGGCGATGAGCTGTCTGCCAAGCATGCAAGCGATTTCCGGTCGGTTGTAAATTCTCCCTGGTACCAGCGCGCTTTTCGGGCGATGCGTATTGCCCGTAATACTGAACTCGAGGTGATGACGACAACGCGCGGTTTCCGCAAGGCGACCTCAGTTGGGGGGACGCTGACCGGACTCGGCGGTGATCTCATCATCATCGACGATCCGCAAAAACCGGTCGACGCGCAATCGGACACGCGCCGAAACAGCGTCAATCAGTGGGTCACGAACACTATGATGTCGCGCCTCGACAACAAGCAGACCAGCGCGATCATTGTGGTGATGCAGCGCGTGCATCTGGAGGATCTGTCCGGATTTCTCTCGAATTCGTCCGACGATTGGACTGTGCTGAGCCTGCCGGCGATTGCCGAGGATGATGAATCGATTCCAATCGGCCCGAACGAATTCCATGATCGAAAGCTCGGGGACGCGCTTCATCCGGCCCACGAGTCGATCGAGACGCTCCGCAGGCTCCAGCAAACGCTGGGTCCTGACACTTTTGCTGCTCAGTACCAGCAGTCACCCGTCCCAGCCGGCGGCGCCATGATCAAGAGAGCCTGGCTGCGATACTTCGACGAGCCCCCTGCCGATATCCCCTACAGCAGGATCATCCAAAGCTGGGACACCGCCGCCAAGGACGGCGCTCAGAATGACTGGTCGGTGTGCACCACCTGGTTGTGGACCGATGATAACTACTATTTGCTCGATCTCGTGCGGGATCGGTTCGAATATCCGCTTCTTCGCGACACCGCGATTGAACTCGCCAACCGGTTCAAGCCCCACGAGATCCTGATCGAAGAAGCCTGCACTGGAATTGCCTTAGCTCAGGAGCTGAGAGACAAGGGCGATTTTTTCGTGAATCCCGTCAAAATCGACCGCGACAAGCAGGGACGTCTCTACGTTCAACAGGCAAAGTTTGTTGCTGGGCGCGTATGGTTTCCGAAAAACGCTCCGTTTTTGCCCGAGCTGGAGCGTGAACTGCTGTCCTTCCCTCAATCGCGTCACGACGATCAGGTGGACAGCGTCAGCCAGGCGCTCGCCTATGATGGAGGCGGCTACGACTACACCTATAAATGGGTGTGATGACGATAGGATTCTCAATTCCCAATCTATAGCCCAAGTCTCATCATGATGGAGTCCAATGTTCAGGGATTTTCTGATGGAAAAGCCCCCAGAAATTCGGAAACGAGTCATGGAGCTGAGGTAAGCAGCAATGTCGGCGCTCTCCGCCTCTTGGGCTCCTCTGAGCATCCCAGTGATCCGGCAACCTGCAAAAGAGCCACAAAATTGCTCGTGAATTCGCTCGACTTCTGCGTTGAAAGGAGCCTGTGTGGTGGGGCCTGAGAGCGCCATCGCGCGGCGGCCTCCCCTCTCCCTTTGCCCTGCCTGATCGCGGGGCTCGTGTCAGTGGCAGCACGTGATGCTGTCATTGACAGGAGGGAGCGCCGGATGGCCACCAACAAGCAGAAATCGAAATTTGCAAAGCGCGCCGGAAAACCGTCTCGCGGCATCAAGCGGACGCTTAAGACTGCACGTCAAATCAAGAATACGGCCCCGACGTCGAAGCCGAACACCGCGGCACGGGCCGCTTTAGCAGCACAGCCGCGTGGCGGTTCGCCCACAAAGCAGGACACCGTGCTAGCGATGCTGCGCCAGGGCAAGGGCACGACCATCGCCGCCATCATGGAGGTGACCGGCTGGCAGGCCCATTCGGTGCGCGGCTTTTTTGCCGACGTCGTCAAGAAGAAGCTCAGTCTGAAGCTTGATTCCGAAAAGATCGGCAAAGAGCGCATCTACCGGATCGCCAAGACCGGATCCTCGTCATGAGCGACGAGCGCCCGGCAGCAGCTAACCGGGCGGCCAATCCGGAGGTCGAAGCCGAACTGGAGCGGCTGCCCAAAACGCCGATCGCTGAAATGCGCAGCCGCTATCGCGAGCTGTTCCGGACCGAACCGCCAAAGGCGTTTGGCCCGGACCTGCTCCGGCGCAGCATTGCGCACAGGATCCAGGAGCGAGCGTATGGCGGCCTATCACAGGAGCATCAGCGGCTGCTGGATCAACTGGTGAGGGCAGCTCGAACCCAACCGAATGGCCGGCTTGAGCTGCCCCGGCGGATCAAGCCGGGCTCCGAGCTGATGCGGACCTGGAACCGCAGGACCTACCGGGTGATGGTGATGGAGAAGGGCTTTGCCTGGGACGGCAAGACCTTCTCCAGCCTCTCCGAAATCGCCTTCGCGATCACCGGCACCAAGTGGAATGGGCCGCGCTTCTTTGGGCTGCGCTCCCGCCCAAGCCAATCAGAGGGAGGCAAGGAGAATGCGGGCTGACGACCGAAAGACCCTCCGGTGCGCCATCTACACCCGGAAGTCGACCGAGCATGGGCTAGAGCAGGAGTTCAACTCGCTGGATGCCCAACGGGAGGCCTGCGAGGCCTATATCAAGAGCCAGGCCTCGCAGGGCTGGAAGATCCTGCCCCAGCACTATGACGATCCCGCCTACTCCGGCGGCAACCTCGACCGCCCTGCCTTGAAGAAGCTCCTCCGCGACATCGAGGCCGGCCAGATCGATGTCGTGGTGGTCTACAAGATCGACCGCCTCACCCGATCGCTTGCCGACTTTGCCAAGCTGGTCGAAACCTTTGATGCTCGCTCGATCTCCTTTGTGGCGGTGACCCAGCAGTTCAACACCACCACTTCGATGGGTCGGCTCACCCTGAACGTGCTCTTGTCCTTTGCCCAGTTCGAGCGGGAGCTGGCATCCGAGCGGGTCAGGGACAAGGTCGCCGCATCCCGGAAGAAGGGCAAGTGGACGGGAGGAACGGTCCCCCTGGGTTATGATGCGAGGGACAAGAAGCTCGTTATCAACAAAACCGAGGCCGAGACGGTCCGAACCATCTTCCGCCGCTACCTGGAGCTCAAATCATTTGGCCGGCTGGTGGCTGATCTCGATCGGCGGGGCATCGTCACCAAACGCCGCAACACAAAGGTCGCCAAATACAATGGCGGCATCCCCTTTACCTACGGTCCCCTCGCCTACTTTCTCAAGAACCGGGTCTATCTCGGTGAAGTGCATCACGGCGGCAAATGGTTCGAGGGTGAGCATGAGGCGATCGTCGACGAGCAGACCTTTGACCACGTGCAATCACTGCTCAAAGCCAACACCGTCAGATGCAAGACCAAGTATTCAGACAGTGGTGCCCTGCTGAAAGGAAAGCTCTCCGATGACAAGGGCAATCGCATGGGCCCGAGCTTTTCCGGCAAGAATGGGGTCCGGTACCGATTCTATGTCAACACGGCCCTGCGCGGCCGAAAGCACAAGGCCGGTTCTGTCACGCGAGTAGCGGCCAGCGAGATCGAAGGCATCGTCTCGGAAGCCGTCCGGCAAAAACTCGACTTGCCGGGTAC